TCGTGTCGAACTGGAATACCGTGGGGCCGCCCGTGAAGGTGGCACGAATCACCGCATCGTAGGCCCAGAAGATTCCGGCAGGAGCTGAGCCAGCGCCAGCACGCAACGGCATGCCTTTGACGATCTTTTGGCTCCACACCCGGGCGATGCCAGAGCCTGAGCCGGTCAAGTCGGTGGGCTCGCCAGCCACGGACCAGCCGATGATGCCAGCGGTTCCGTAGTAAAACAGATATGGGTGCAGCGCCACGATGCCGCCGGTGGCGTTGGCCCCGGCGGGGAGTTGCACGCTTTTCAGGGGCGCGGTGCCCAGCAAGTCGCCGTAGAAAATCTGGCCACCCACGTCGTTGCACAGGCAGCGTCCGTTGGGCGCAACGTGGGCCAGAAGGGCGTTGTATTGCGTGGACGAGTCGAACACGGCCTGAAACATCCAGCGGTTGGCATCCGAGGCTGCAAGCGCGTCCGAGCCGCCAACCATGTCGGTGTCAGTGACCGTGATGGTGGTGGCCGATGCCACGACCGCATATCCGTTGGTGGCCACGCCAGCCGTGGACGCCGTGATAGTGATCACAGGGCCCACAGCCACGGCGCTGTAATTTGGCACCGACACATGCAGGTTGATGTTTGTCGCCACAGCCGCAGCCGTCGTAGCCAGGTCTGTGGTGAAGGACACCGCGCCGGACATGATCTGCACGCCGTTGACGGTGATGCCGTCCACAGAGCCCGCAGCCCCGCCGGTCAGCGTCACCGTTCCCGTCGCAGCCACGGCCACAGGGGTGCGGGTGGAAATCAGGCTGGAGTTCTTGCTGGCGTCAATCGTGAAGCGCTCCAGCGTGCCGGGGCCGCCACTGTGGCAATACTGCAACAGTTGCTGCGTAAAGCTCATGAAGCCACGCGAAATCTCGGTCAGGTACTTGGAGATTGAGCGGTACCCGCCGATCTTGCGCGGCAGGCCACGCTGAAAGCGCACCCACTGTCCGTCGACGTAGAAGTCGCCTTCGAACTTGGTGCCGTCGCGTTTGATGCCCGGCTGCGAGCGCAGGATCTGGGTTGGCATCAGAACGTCCCGCCCACCACAACGCCAGAAGGCGCAATACCAAGAGCCGCATAAGCCGCCGGGCCGTCAGCGGCCGTGAACACCGCGTCACCGACGGCGGTTGCGCCAAGGTTGATGCGGGCCGCGCCTGCGGTTGTCGCGCCGGTACCGCCGTCGGACACCTGAATGGGCACAGCCAGGCCGCCCGTGTCGGCGTTGACCACATCGGTGCCGTCGCAGTACAGGATCGAGCGCGATCCGGATGCGACCAGGACGCCAGCGCCAGCCGAGGTCTTCACGGTGAAGTTGTACGCGCCCGTGGTCTCGTTGTTGACCCAATACTGCTGCACCGTGGCGGGCACGATGATGTTGCGGTTGCCGGTCAAAACGCCCGTGAAGCCGTAGGCGATGCGGTTCAACTCCGTGCCGGTCAGCGTGTAATCACCCGAGCCTGCCACGTTGATCGAGGTGTAGTCGAAGGCAAACGTGGCGGACTGGCCAAAGCCGATCGTGTAGTAGTTGGCCCCATCCGAGACAATGATGGCCGACTCGCCTGGCTGGAAGGACAGCGTCGCGCCGCCGTCGATCAGCACCGTGCCAGCTGGGTCGGCCACGATAGCGCCCGAGCCCGAGTTTCGCAGGTAGCAAAACCAGTTGTCGCCAACCGTGGTGGGCGCGGGCAGTGTGAGCGTGCCGCCTGCGCCGGTCCAGACAAACATGCGGGCCCGGTCCTGAGCTCCTGCCGTGTAGTTGCTGTTGAACTCAGTGACGGGGACGGCCTGCGCGAGCAGCGTGCCGGTGGCCACGATGCCGTTGCCAGCTAGCGAGGAAGCGTTGACCTGCGAGGTCGATGCGCCGTACTGCAGCGCCACCCAAGAGCCCGCCACCGTGCCGTTGTTGGTGAGGTAAATCTGCCACAGCGTGCCAGAGGCCACAGTCACGACCTGCACGCCAGCGGCGTCCTTGACGGTGAATGTTGACGCGCCCTTGTTGTTGAACAAGATGGTCTGGCCGGTGCCGGTCTTGTTGGCCGGTGGCAGCGTGATCGCCAAGCCCGCAGACGCCGGTGTGACGTCCATGATCTTGGTGGCCAGATTCTGGCTGGTCGATGTCTCGTCGGGCCAGCTCAGCGTAATGTCGGCGGCCAGGGCTGTCGAGCTGTAATCAATCTCGCTGGGGTAGATGTTTGCCCCACCGAAAACGTCGGTGTATGTGGTCATGCTTCAGTCCTTTGGGCGCTGCGGTCCATGATCTTCTTCAGGTCCTCGCCGTTGAGCGCCTGGGCAGCGCGGTCGTACATCTGCTGCCAAGTGCCGATGCGCTCGTCCTTCTTCAGGAACGGCGTGGCCTCAAGCAGCGTGGCATACAGCAGCAGGTCGGGGGCGTATTCGGTCAGCCAGTTGGTCTGGAAGTCCTCGCCCAAGAAACGCGGCTGCTCGTAGTACATCACCTCCAGCGTGCTGGCGGCTGCAGGCGTCGGCGTGATCAGCCAGTGGTTGTAATCGTAGTCCGCGTAAAACTGCGGCGCGCCGGTCTCGGCCTCATCGGGCCAGTAGTTGCGGCAGTACTCGTAGGCGCGGGCGAAAATCGGAGAACCGTTGACCGTCATGCTCACGGTGTCGCGCCAGCGGTCGGGCTTGCGGTAGGTGGCCACGCCAATTTGCAGGGGAGTTTGGACGGCGCGAATGAAGCCCTGAATCTTGAGCTCGCGGGAGATGCGACGCTCGCCAAGTGTGATCAGGCGCGGCAGCTGCTCATAGACGATCTGGTCGCTCTCAGCGGTAAAGCCCCGCTCAAGGTAGCGGCGCACATCTTCCAGCAAGCTGCTGTACGTCATCGTGTACATGGGGACTCCAGTTGGTTATGAAGCCGCTGGTCCAGCTGGCGCGTGTTGCGGGAATTATAGGGCTCGGGGGTCATTTTGGGAAACAGCCATCAAGCGGCCATGTTGCCCGCCACGGAGGCCACATCTGTGACGCGGCGGCTCCAGCCCTTGCCAAAGGTGCCCCAGTGAGGCAAATCCATCAAGAACGACAGGCGACGCTTGGCGTAGTCTTCGACCAGCTCTTTGGGGTCGAACGCAGCCACAGCAGCCAGCGTCTTGGGGCCGATGCCGCCGTCCTGCTCAACGCCCACACAGGCTTGCAGCCACTTGGCCGCACGCCCAGGGCCGGAGTTAACGGCGGCGTCAAACACGGCGTAGTCCACGCCTTCTGGCAGGTCGTCGCCACGAATTTTGTCCCAGTATTTTTTACGGTACATGGGGCCAACCAGCTCGGGCGTCAGGCCGCGCATGGTTTTTTCGTCCACCTCGTGGCCAACCCATTCTTCCCAGACCTTCTTGGTTACGCCCAGATTGGTCATGCCGCCAGGGTCGGCGGGGTGGTTTACAAACCCACCCTCATGGTGAAGCACGGCTTTCAGCGCGGATTCAAAGTTGGCTTTCATTTCTGGTCCTTGAGCTTTTGAATGTCGATGCCCTTGTCCTTGGAGCCCTGCGAGCTACCACGGTGGAAATTCAGGATGGTGCCGCTCATGGTGATGAGGGAGCCAAGCGCCATGTAGACCAGCTCTTTGTTGGCCTCTGGCACGCCCTTGATAAAGGCAAACCAAGCCAAAAAAATGGTGGCCGACACAATTCCAATGTCCAGCGCGTAGGCTGTGTTCTTGGCCAGCCATGACGCGTTGACCGACTCTTGCACCTTGGCGTTCATGTCGCGGGCGCTGTCGGTGTTGGCGTTGCTGATCTCCAGCACCTTGGTTTCGTTGGCCATCCGTGCCAGCTCACCGTTTTCTTGCATCTGGGCCAGCTCCTGCTTTGCGGCTGCGGCGGCTGCTGGGTCGGGCAAGAATCTGTCGATCAGTTTGCCGCCGATCGCGGCCAGTGGGTTCAGGTCGCTCAGGTTCATTATTTCTTCCCCATTTTTTCACGCTCTTCGAGCAGCCGTACTTTGACTTGCAACTCGTTGATGTGCATCATCAGTTGCTCTTTTTGAATGGCTCGCTTCTCCGCAGAGATCGGACTGTCTGTTGGGACGCCCTCTTTAGTGATGAGCGCAGGCATGGCCCCTTCGATCTTTGTCAGGCGCGTGGAGAAATCGGCAACTTGTCCAAGCAGCCACGCAAGCGAAGCCACAATGACCGGGATTACCGCCTTGAGAACATCTGCCCAATTCATGTCAGCTCCAGAAAATAATAACGCGAACAGACCAAAGCACCAAGCCGACGATCAGCACGGCGGCGATCAGTGCTTCGGCCCAGTCTCTCATGCTGACCAGGGCAGCGGTGGTGTCACCACTGGTGGGTTGATCTGGTTGGCGATCTGCTGCGCGACAGCGGTCTCAGTTGCTGCCTTGTCCACGCCGTTGGCCCAGATCCATCCGAGCACTTGCGTCTCGGTCAGCTGGTCGTAAGGCGTGAACGCCGAGCCCGTTGGCGCTGGCAGCGAGCAGGTGGAGTACACCGAGCCGTTGTATGTCTTGCCGCTGGCGGTTTGCTGGCCGGAGCATGTCCAGTGGACCGTGAAGACAACATCCGTTTCGCCGTCGGCCTGCGGGTAGCAGTCCATGGCGGTGATGTCCCAGGTCATGGTGATGGAGGTGAGGGGTTGGGTGGTTTCGTCGGTCATGGTTTGGTCGGTCATGGTGGTTCCTTAGTTAGATTCGAGAGCCGCAACACGGGCGGTAAGGGTTTGCAGCGCAGCTTGCTGTGCGTTGATGAGGGCTTGCTGTTCTTGGATGGCTTTGATGAGCATTGGCACGAACACGCTGTATTTAACAGACTTGGTTGTGGTTCCGAGGTCGTTGCCGTCTTTGTCGCGGTCAGGTGATTCGTCCACCATTCCGGGGAAAATCTGCTCGATCTCTTGGGCAATAACGCCGATCTGCTTTTGATCTTCGCCGATCAGGTTGTAGTTAACCACGCGAACTTGTTGCATCTTTTCCAACTTCGGCGTAGCGTCAACAATGTTCTCTTTTAGTTTAATGTCAGAGATTGCGCCGTAGCTGTTATTGGTGTTTTGGACGTTGCCATTTGACCAAACCCGAAAATTAAATGCGCTATTTACAGTTGAGTACAGATACATACCAGCAGTGGAAGTATCGTTAGCCAAGGTAATCATCTCAATGCTGGTTTTAGCCGTGGCGTTGGGGTTAACTGA